AGCAGGTTGATAATGATATTGTTGTAACGCTAGGTGAATTTGTGATCGAAGGGACACTTCTTAAAACTCAATCGAAAAAAATTAAAGACAAGGAAAGTGGGGAGTACGACATTTACAAACAACTCACAATTGAAGTGCATCGAATTTCACAAAATGAGGGACAACAAGTAATGTTCCCTGAGAAAAAGAAAGAGTATTTTGATGAAATCGAGGTTGATTGATGCACGATATTCAGTTAGAAATTTTAAAAAGAAAGGGTAAGGATAAAGCCTCTAAAATTATAGATATTATCTTAGAAATTTCGCGGGAACGAGATATGGATGAAGAAGAAATGTCTAAATTAATCAGGGGCGATAGGAATATTTTTGAAATGCTTAAAAGGGAATGTTTAGAAAACAATCTTTTGAAGCAGAGTAAAAAAGAATACTTTGTAATTATTGATGAATTATTTGAATGAGAAAAACGGGATTTAAAGCCTTTTGGTTTTATAATACAGTAACAAAAATGCATTTCGGCAAAGGCAAATACAATGTCATGGAACAAAAATTGCCACGGAGAGAGGTTTTTGTTAAATCATGGAATGATAAATATCGCAATCGAAGCGGCCATCTGTTCCAAAAAATCGAAAAGTATTTGCCTGAAAAAAGATATTCTTATATCAAACTGTTTGCTTTTTATTGGATTAAAAAATCTAACTACTATGTGACTGATATTTTTTCCGATGATTTTAAACTTTATAAAACATACGAATACGAGTTGAATAATTTGGAAGAAGTTGTGGAAAAAGATTTTATTAATATTCTAAATTTCTGTCAATCAAAAGGCTTGAAACTCAAACAATTCTTTTTTTCTAAACGGGGTTTCCCGCCCGTTTTAAAAATATACGAAAAGGAAAAAATATCAGTCCATTCTTTAATCGCATTTAATATTGCGTTCAACATACATAATAGGATTGATACTAAAACCCTTGATATAATTGAAGAAGAAAAATTTAAAAAAATTGAACAAATTTGGGTCGATTATTACAAAATTGTGCTACCTTACTTTTCTAAAATTGATTGGAAACAATTCTTTAAAACCCTAATCTAAGGAGAAAACATGCAAGAACGTACAAATGATTTTACTGGTGAGGAATCAAATTATCTTGGTTCACTGATCGAGAAAGTTGAAGAAATTGAAAAGCAACATCCAGAATTGAAAAAAGAAAATATGAAAAAAATGATTTCTGAGGTCGAAGATGAAATTAAAAATGACGATAAACTTCGCCTTACTGATCTAATCGAAAACATGATCGAAATCGGCAAAAAACTGCCTCCACATAAACGTACAATTTGTAAAAAATGTGGTCAACCTTATATCCCACACCTACTAAAAAAGTTTCATGTGTGTCAATTTGAGGAAAAGGAATATACACGAAACAAATCTGGTCGGAAAGTAAATAACAAACCCGTTAAAAAACTAACAGTCAAAACACGAAAGGAAAGTTAATGGAAGAAGAATTTTCGGTTACAAAAGTGAACTAATCGAAATATTTAGAATTTGGAAAAACGAACATTATATGCACGAACCTGAAGATGTGATTCCTTTAGATAATGATGATTATCCCAAATATAGCGCAGAATATTTAATTTCAAAACTCGAACAACTTAGACTAAAAGGAGATTGATTGTATGAATTTTGCTGAGTATAAGAAGCAGAAAGAAAAACTGAAAAAAGCCACGGACAAGATTAAAGACGAAAAGCCTAGCTTTGCCGATGACCGTCTGTGGAAACCAACACCAGATAAAGCTAATTTTGCTGAAGCCCTGATTCGTTTTCTACCACAGCCCAATATGGAAAATGAGCCTGTAGTTAAACACTTTCATCATTTCATTCAGGAAGGAAATAAATATTATATCGAGCCATGCCTTACAAACTGGCAGGGTGAAGATGGAAAAGATTTAGCCTGTCCAGCTTGTGAGTATTTTTTCTCTCTGCGTGAAGAACTATTTGAACAGGGTATGAAAGAGGATGATGTTAAAAAAGCAACCGGAAAATATGGTCGCAAAACCGATCATTATGCGAATATTCTAGTAAAGCGTGACCCTCATAATTCTGATGCTGAAGGTAAAGTTTTTATTTATAAATTTGGTATGGGAATCATGAAGAAAATTAACGAGAAACTTTATCCCAAATCCGAACTTGATGAACCAATTAATATTTTCTGTATGGAAGAGGGAGCTGATTTTCGATTAAAAATTGATAATGCTGGTAAGCGTGATGCCGATTATTCATCCTCTTCATTTCTCGAAAAAACAGGCATTGCGTGTGATGAAGATAAATTTGAAGAAGTATGGAACAATCTACACAGTCTGGAAGAATGGACTGATCGCAGTAAAGTTAAAAGTTATGACGAATTGAAAAAATCTCTTTATCGAGTAGTCAAACGTAAACTCAATGATGATTCTGAATCAGAAAAATCAACCGAAAATCTGGACGATGTTTTTGATGGGGATGATTTTGAAGAACCAGAATCGAAACCTGAAAAAGAAACCCCGAAACAAAAGACGGTGGAAAAGGAAGAGAAAAAGAAACCGGCAGATGATGATATGGGAGTTATGGATGATTTAGACGGTTTTGATGATTCCGATTTCGATGATATGCTAGACGAATTTGATTAATAATAACAATGGCTAGGGGAATCTCCCCTAGCCATTTACTTTTCAATACTCTTTAAAATTTCACTTAGTTGTGCCTTAACTTTCCCCTCTTCACCCTCTTCAGTTCCACCACCTTTACTACTATTTGCCTCATGATTAATTTTACGATATTTCTCATGAATATTAAACAATTCTTTTGACGAATCCACAATCGTTTTAAGAATGGTTGAACTTGCCTCTGTCATGCGAGGCGTGGGGGCCGATTTTAATTCTTTTAAGGATTCTTTAAGAATCATATCTCCTAGATTGATAGCATTAAGCAATCTTTTTCTGATAAACATATAGTCAGAAATTCTATCTTCATCTTCATTCCCAAATACAATATCTAACTCTTCATACTCGAATTCATCGGGGGCTTCTATATCTAGTTTCTCTTCGATTCCTCTTAATTTCTGTGCCATAATATTACAACTCCTTTAAATTACTACATATTTTAAATTAAACAAAAATAATAGAAATTTTTCTTTACTATTAAATAAAACCTAGCTATAGTGTATTTACTAACTGGAAATATAAAAGATCATTTATGTAATCGAATACTCGATATTTGACAATTAAAAAAGGAGTGTTATTAATGTGAATGTGTGTTGTTGTTCTTCAACAAACAGCAGGAAGGGAATCGTCATGAACAAAAAAATTGTATTTGCGAATGAGCGTCAGGCATTACTTTTTAACACCATCTTCAAATCTGAAATTATTAGCGGGTACTGGAAAAATGCAAGGCCACACGGACATGCTGAAATTATGAAAGATGTTGTTGCCGAACATTCCTATGATCTGCAAAAACATGGTTGTTACGGGTTTGAATTGCCTCTGAAATACAATTTTGCCGCTAATTCCCTGATCGGCACTGAGAAACGGGACGATCTTATCGCCATTGTCAAATTTTTCAGTGTGGTTCCTGATTATCCGATTGAGAATTATGAGGATGCACTATTCTACGGCAAAGACATACTCAATTTCAACATGAAAGAAATGAAAGAAATATTAAAAAATATCCATCATATCAATGAACAACTGAACGATAATAAAATCGAAACGATTGATGAAGAAAAAATCAAAAAATTGATGGATGTACGAAAGAGGTACGAGAAATTTGGGATTGATAACAAAATGCTGTTGAAAATAGAACAATATCCTTACAATCTCAGGGAATTGAGAAAAGATGCTATCGAAATGAGTAATATTATAAAATATGAATATGAGAATAATACTCAAAAGATAGCAAATAACGCATAACAAAAAAAAACGATAACGACACAATTTTAATTAATGGATTTGGTGTTAAACCTAAATCCCTATTTTTATGCAAAAATTAATCTAAAAATTTAGTTTAACATTTCTCTTTACATTCTCAATTCGATAGAGTAAAGTATCTTTACATTGTTGATAACACTAATCGAATGGAGGCGCGTATAAGAAAATGAAATGTCTTTGAGGTTGTAGATATTGCACTAAATCTTTAACACTGTTATTTGCTTGAAAGGTATGTTCTTAAATGAATTGTGTCAAATCTGAAAACTCACCTGTTATCGTTACTCTTGAAAATGGCAATGAAGTGGAAATTGAAACAACGGAAGATGGTAAATCGGTATCGAAAATTATCTATGGGGAAAGTATTATTAACCTCAATTTTTAACTAGAAATTGGGTTAGCATTTTTGCTAACCCAATTTTTTATTCAACAGTCTGTGTAATTTCTTCGGTCAATTCATCGTAATCAATAGACATTTTTAACAACTCTTCTTGCGTGTCTTTATCGTAATAGTTATTCTTGATATGGTGGATAACATTACTATCTGAAATTGGCTTATACAGCCATCCTTTAAGCGTAAACGTCATATCCGTAATAAGTGTTCTATTATTTTCTTCCCCAAATTCTGTTTCCATGCCAAACGTGACAGAATTTAATACAATAGGAACGTCTTTTGTCACTCCCAATTCTGGAATTTCTTTAATGGTCACGACATATTCTGGATCAAAAAATGCAGAAACCTGTTCAACGATTTGTAGCATATCATCATAATATTTTGTCCAAATTCCTAAATTAATGGTAAAGTCCCACGGAGAACCATCAAATAAAAATTTCTCTTCGCCTTCCTGTGTTTTATAAACCCTCTCATTTAATCGGTGTTTACGCCTTTCGGGGTCGGGTTGCATATCAGTAATTAAATATGAAATTCTTGGTAGTGTGATAGACACACTCTGATCGTCACTTCTTTGTAAATAATAAAATAGTTTTGTTTTGGCCGCATACGTTAGAGGAACTTTAATATCTTTTACTACGGTTCCATCATTTTCGGTACGCAATACATGAATATCATCCACAATTTTTGAAAAAGCGACCACATATTTTCTTAATATATTCCAATAAAAATGGTTGTGTCCTAACATTATATCTCCTTAAAATGAAAACGCCGCACGTTGATAGGCTATATCGTCTGTTTTTGTGTCCATATCATCCTGCACAATAACATTACTGCTATTGTTATTAAATTGCATATTGTTATTATTATTTTCCTGTGTTTGAGGATTTTCTTTTCGCTTATCATCTTCGCGCATTTTCACTTCCCTAATTCTATCCATATAACTTTCATCATCAGGTTTAGCTTTATAATTTTCAGTATTATTTTTAATTCTTTCATTAGTAGCTTCCATTCTTTTTCTTCTTTGGGTTGCTACAATTTTTTCCTTTTCCTCCTTTTCGGCTTTTATCTTCTCAAGCCTCTCAAGAGTTTTATCATCCCAATCATCATAATCTGCAATTTTACCAATTTCTTTTGATCGCAATTGAGAAATTTTATCCCAATCTTTTATTTCTGAATTCCCAATCATATTTTTATCAATCGCGCCCTGATCTTCTAAAGAGTCAACTAATTTTTCAGGTTCATCATCATTGCTAAAAAATCCCTTGATAAAATCAATTGGTTTTGCTAAAAAATCTTTAACCATCTTAAACATTTTTTCAATGGAATCGGGTAGGGAAGTTAAAAAATCCATTACCGGAACAGTAATATTATCAAACACCATATCCGTTATTTTATTTGTTGCATCAATAATTTTTTGGGCCGAAAAATCAAAACGCATTGAAGAACCAAACAGCCTCAAAAGACCATTAGCAATCATCTGAGGGATTTCTAACATAACGCTCAAAATTCCCGCTGAAGCCCCTAAAATTTTATCTCTAATGGTATCAGCATTAAACACTTCAGTAATGACTCTGTACGCCATTTGAAACGGTATAATAAGTTTTCCGGCAAGGCCACCGATCAATTTAGCGATTTTTCCTCCCGGCATTTTTGAAAGTGCTTTAATGGAATTATTTAAATTACCTTTAAGAACATTCAGACTACTCATAATTTTTGAGAATGTTTTACTAAAAAAATCACCAATTGAAGAAAGTTTTTTAATATGTCCTTTAAATGCAATAAACCCTTTTACCAATTTTGATTCTTTACTGAAAAAATTGCCAACAGAATTCAATACCTTGAGTTTATTTTTTAGGAATTTTAAGCCTTTAATCAATTTAGAATCTTTACCAAATATAAATTTAAAAGTATTCACAAAAGGCTTATACATAGCCGTCAAACTTTTCTTTAGTTCACTGGCAAAAGCAATCATTCCAATACCCAAAAGACCTAGTAATGTTTTAATAGGGCTTTTTTCTTTTTTATTATTATCTTTTAAAACTTCCAATTGTTCGGCAAGAAGTTCATTCTGCCTCAATTGAATTCTATTTTGCTTTTCTTCTTTACCTTCATCAAGAAATCCTAAAGCATTCTTTTTTTCTTCTGTTTTTACAATTATTTCTTTTTCATCATCAGTATTCACATCAGAAAATTGTTTTTCTATATTATTAAGAATGCCTTTCTGATCTACCTGATCTACTTGTTCTACATCAGAAAATTGTTTTT